CCCGCCCAGCAGGGTGAGCGGGGCACTACGCAGGACTACATCGACGCGGTGCTCGCCGCGATGGAAGCCGGGTACCTGCGCACCTCGATGGGCACCCTCGACGAGGAGACCATCGGGTCCACCCTGTCGAACCTGGTCAAGACCAACGGCCCGGTGTTCGCGCTGACGCTGGCCCGGATGCAGGTCTTCTCCCAGACCCGATTCCAGTGGACCCGGTTCGCTCGGGGCGAGCCCGGTGACCTGTTCGGCGACCCCGAGCTCGCGGTGCTGGAGCGGCCCTGGCTGGGCGGGACGACGTCGGACCTGCTCGCCCGGATGGAGCTGGACGTCTCCACCGCGGGGAACTCCTACGTCCGGCGGATCCGGCGCCGCGACAAGGGCCGGTTGGCCGCGGACCGGCTCGTCCGGCTGCGGCCCGATTGGATGACGATCGTCCTCGGGTCGGAGGAGGACGTCGAGCACCCGGCGGAGGCCGCCGACGTCGAGCTGCTCGGGTACGTCTACACCCCGCGCGGGGACCGCGGGGACCGGATGCGACTGCTGACCCCGGACGAGGTCGCCCACTACGCGCCGTACCCCGACCCGGACGCCGTCCACCTCGGCATGTCCTGGGCCACCCCGGTGATCCGCGACATCCTCGGGGACAACCTGCAGACCGACCACAAGCGCGCGTTCCTGCGGAACGCCGCGACACCGAACCTGACGATCGTGTTCGACCCGGCGGTGACCCTCGAGCAGGTCCGGGAGTTCAAGGCCCTGTTCGAGTCCGAGCACGCCGGCGCCGCGAACGCCTACAAGACCCTGTTCCTCGGCGGTGGGGCGAACCCGATCGTGCTGGGGAAGGACTTCAAGGAGCTGGAGTTCGCCGCGACGCAGGGCAAGGCCGAGTCGCGGCTCGCGTCGGCCGCTGGTGTCCCGCCCTCGTGGGTGGGGTTCAGCGAGGGCCTGCAGGGCAGCGCGCTGAACGCGGGGAACTTCACTGCGGCGCGCCGGCGCTTCGGCGACGGGACGATGCGGCACCTGTGGGAGAACGCCGCCACCTCGCTGCAGACCCTGCTCAACCCCCCGGCTGGCGCCCGGCTGTGGTACACGACCCGCGGGATCCCGTTCCTCGCGATGGACGCCCAGGACGCCGCTGGCGTGCAGGCGCAGGAGGCGTCCACGATCACCGCGCTGGTCCGCGACGGGTTCACCCCCGAATCCGCGATCGCCGCGGTCGTGAACCGCGACTGGTCCCGGCTGGAGCACACCGGCAGGACGTCGGTCCAACTGCAGCCGATGGACGCAAACCCGCAACCCACGGGCGGAGACGACGAGGGCGATGCACCGTCCGGAGGTGGAGACGCATGAGCACGACGACGACCAGCCGCGGGATCCCGCGGGCGGAGGTCCCCCCGCGGGAGGACGTGCTGCGGATGGCACCGTTCGCCGTCCGGGCCGCCGGCGAGGTGGACGGCGAGGAGGACGACGGCCTGACCCTCGATGGGTTCGCCGCCGTGTTCAACCGCGTAACGATCATTGACTCGTGGGAGGGCCGCTTCAAGGAACAGGCGTCCCCCGGGTCGATGAAGAAGTCGTTCCGGGAGAACCCCCCACGCATCCAGTTCGACCACGGACGGCACCCGCTGATCGGGTCCATCCCGATCGCCGCGCTGCGGTCCATCGCCGAGGAGACCCACCCCGAGCTCGCGCCTGACGGCGGGGCACACGTCATCGGCAGGCTGCACGACAACTGGCTCATCGAGCCCGTCCGGGACGCCATCGCGTCCGGGTCCGTCGACGGGATGTCGTTCCGGTTCAGCGTCGTCCGCCAGAAGTGGTACGGCCCCGACGGCAAGGAGATCCGCGACGAGGAGGAGGTCCGTCGGGAGCTGTACCGCAGCTGGTACGAAGACGTGCCCGAGGACGAACTGCTGCTCCGCGACCTCAAGGAGGTCAAGGTCCCCGAGCTCGGGCCCGTCGTGTGGCCCGCCTACGACGACACCTCCGTCGGAGTCCGGTCCACCGTCATCGACCTGGGCCGCCTCGGCGACCCGGACATCCGAAAGACCCTCGCCCGCGCCGTTCTGCTGGCGGACGCGGCCGAGCAGTCCCCACCCGAGGCACCGCCGCAGACCACCGAGGACGCACGCGAGGTCCCGGCCGGCGAGCACGACGACGAGGCCGGGGACCTCCAGCAGGACGAGCCGCAACCCACCGAGAGGGACACCACGCCCCCTCCGGCCGGCACGCACTCGGTCTACGTGGGCAGCAGCGGGCTGACGCCCGACTGGTTCCTGCCCGGCTGATCCACCTGACCGACACCCCCTCGCCTCGCGTGGCGCTGGGGGCACCTGGCATGCCTGAAAGGGGTAGTGGTGATGGGCACCACACTGGAGGACCCGCGCTTCCTCGAGGAGCGCGAGGAAAGGATCCGGGAGATCGACTCCCGGATCGCCGAGCTGGACGCCGAGTTCACCGGCACCACGTTCAGCGCCGAGGCCCGCGAGGAGTGGAACTCCCTCAACGCGGAGCGGGACGAGCACGCCACCGCAGTGCGGGAGATGCGCGCCCGCCGCGACCGGCTCGCCGCGATCTCGGCGAACCCCGCGGCCACGGAGCGCACCGAGCCCGCCGGCCCGGCGTTCGTCAAGCAGCGGGGCACCGACATCTACGACGTCCACCGCATCCGCTCCGCGAGCAGCTCCGAGGAGGAGTTCGCGGACAACCTGCGGGACAACGCCCGCCGCGCCATCGAGCGGGCCAAGTTCCCCGCCTACCGAGGCCAGACCCGCGAGAAGATCGCCGCGCACGTCGAGGACCTGCTGACCCGCTGCGACGGCAAGGACGCGTGGCTGGCCCGGCGGATCCTCATCACCGGAAACCCGGTCTACGACCGGGCGTTCGGCAAGGCACTGATGGTCGGGGCGCACGCGTGGACGTCGGAGGAGCAGCGCGCGATGGCGCTGTCCCCCGACACCGCCGGTGGGTTCGCCGTCCCGTTCCAGCTGGACCCGACGGTCATCCTCACCTCGGACGGGTCGCTGTCGCCGCTGCGGCAGATCTCCCGGGTCGAGCAGATCACGACCCGCACGTGGCAGGGCATCACGTCCTCGGGCGTGACGGTGTCCCGGTCCGGTGAGGCCGACGAGGCCGTGGACAACTCGTTCGCGATCGCCCAGCCGGAGGTGACCCCGACCAGGGTCATCGCCAACGTCGAGTTCAGCATCGAGGCCGACCAGGACTGGCCGCAGCTGCGCTCGGAGATCTCCCGGCTGCTCATGGACGCCAAGGAACGAGAGGAGGACTCCTCGTTCGTCGTCGGCGACGGGGAGGGCAACAACCCCGGCGGTGTCGTGGCGACTCTCGCGGACACCTCCGAGGTGCCCATGGCCGCGGCCGGCACCCTCGACGTCGAGGACCTGTACGACCTCGAGGCCGAACTGCCGGTCCGGTTCCGCTCCCGCGCCCGGTTCCTCGCCAACAAGAACACCTACAACAAGACCCGGGCCCTCTCCACCGGCTCGGACGGCGGGGACCTGTGGGTGCGGCTCGGTTCCGGCCAGCCGTCGGAACTGCTCGGCTACCCCGCGCACGAGGCCTCGGAGATGGAGTCCATCGGCGACGCCGACGGCCGGGTCCTGCTGTTCGGGGACTTCGGTGAGTTCCTCATCGTGGACCGGCTGGGGATGGTCGTCGAGCTTCAGCCGCACGTCCTCGGTGCGGGCAACCGCAGGTGGACCGGGCAGCGCGCGATCGTCGCGGTGTGGCGGAACACCTCGGAGATCCTCGTCCACAACGCCTTCCGGGTCCTGGTCGACCCGACCGAGAGCTGACCGAACCGATGACCCCGGGCTGGCCCCGCCTCCGTGAGCGCGTGCGGTGGCGGGGCCGCCCCGGACGGGAGGACCCCATGGCAAGTCTGCTGATTGCCCGCACCACCGCCGTGATCAAGCTGGGGAGCCGGACGGTGCGGATCCGGAAAGGCGTGACCGTGGTCGCGGCCGACGACCCCGGCGTCATGGGCCGGGAGCGCCTGTTCCGGCCGCTGACCGTGACGCCCCTGGCCGGCCCGGACCGTCCCGCGCGCCCGTCGAGGGCCCGGCGACGGGCCGAGCAGGCGACCGCCGCGCCCGGTGAGACCCGGGCGACCGTGGACACCACCCCCGACCCCGCCCCGGACCTGGGCGAGGACGAGCCCAGAGGCGACGAGGACGGGGACGAGGCCGGGGAGTCGACTGCTGACCAGCCCAGCGCCGACGCGGCCCCGGCGGAGCCCACCGCCCGCGAGGTGCGGGCCTGGGCCCGCGAGCAGGTCCCGCCCATCGAGGTGCCGTCCCGCGGGAAGATCCCCGAGGACGTCGTGGCCGCCTACAAGCGGGAACACGGCGGAGCCTGGTAACCCGTGGCCCTCGGCGACCCCTACGGCACGGTCACGGAGCTCAAGACCCGGCTCCGGATCGGTGACACCGACGACGACGACGCCCTGACGCAGGCCCTCGCCGCGGCGTCGGGCGGTGCGGAGCTGTTCTGCGACCGGCAGTTCAACCGCGCCGCTACCGCGTCGGCTCGGTCCTTCCCCGCGCTGGGCGCCTCCCTGCTGCTCGTCGACGACTTCCACACCGTCACCGGCCTGGTCATCGACGGCACGGCGTACAGCAGCACGGTGCACCGGCTGGAGCCGCGGAACGGCATCGTCGGCGGTCAGCCCGGGTGGCCGTACTGGCGGGTGCGGCTCGCGACCGGCATCTGGACCAGCGACGAGGTGGAGGTCACCGCGGTGTGGGGATGGGCCTCCGTCCCCACGGGGGTCACCGAGGCCGTCCTGCAGACCGCGATGGAGATCTTCAAGATGAAGGACGCGCCGTTCGGGATCCAGGGCGCCGCCGACCTGGGGCTGATCCGGATCCGGGACAACATGCGCGTGACGCAGATGCTGACCCCGTACCGCCGCCACGCTGCGGCGGTCGCGTGATGGCCCGGCCGGAGTGCCTGGGCGAGCTCCGCGAGGCCGTCGAGATCCGACCCGGTGACACCCTCATCGTCCGGGTCACCCCCGACGTCCCCCCCGAGGCCGTCCAGGGCATGCGGGAGCAGCTCCTGGAGCACTTGCCGTCGGGCGCGCGTGTCCTGGTCGTCGGCTGCGAGCAGCTGGCGGTCGTGAGAGGAGACGACGACTGATGGCGTCCCTGCGCGTGGTACGCAAGGCCCTCGCGGCCCGGGTGCGCACCATCGAAGGCCTGCGGGTGCGTGACCAGGTCCCTGGGGAGGTGTCCCCGCCTGCGGTCGTGATCGTGCCCGGGTGCGGGAAGGCAGCGCCGATCGACTACGACAAGGCGTTCGCCGGCGGGTCCCACGCCATGAACTTCGCCGTCAAGATCCTTGTCGGGGCCGCCCACGACCTGTCGGCGCAGGACGCGCTGGACGCCTACCTCGACCCCGACGGCGCCCGGTCGGTGAAGGCCGCGATCGAGGCCGACATGGCCGAGCTCGTCCACGACGGGGACGTCGTCGCCGACTACGCCCAGGTCCGGGCGTGCACCCACTACGGGTTCGTCGACTGGTCCGGGGTCACCTACCTGGGCGCCGAGATGCATTGTGAGGTCCTGGCCAGATGATCAGAGCGACTGTCGTCGGCGACTGGCGACGCAAGCACCGAGCCGAGGGCATGGTCGAGCGCGGAGCATGCGTCCAGCTCCGCGAGCTCGCCGCCGCTGTCCCGGCTGGCCTGGCCGTGGTCGAGCTGGGCGCGTTCCGGGGCCGGTCGGCCGGGTGGCTGCTGCTCGGCGCCCAGGACGGTCACGGGGCGCACGTCACCAGCGTCGACCCGTGGGAGTCCCGCACCGACGACTACTCGTGTCACTCCCCCAGGTACACGAACTCGTGGGACGCGTTCCAGGACCACCTCCGCCGGATCGGGGCGACCCCGGCCGAGCACACCGCGGTGAAGGCGACCGCAGTGCAGGCCGCCGAGGAATGGTCCGGGCCCCAGGTCGGCCTGCTCTACCACGACGCCGAGCACACCGCGGACGCGGTCGCCCAGGACCTCGAGGCATGGCTGCCGCACCTGTCCTCGGCCGCGGTCGTCGCGCTGCACGACGCGTGCGACCCGCGGATGGACGTCGTGGCCGGAGCGGAACGCGTCCTCGGCGGGGACGGGTGGGACTGGGCCGGGCGCGAACTGCTGCCGTGGCGCCGGCGCCCGAACCGGCTGGGCCTGCTCATCGTGCGCCGCAACGGCAGGCCCGCATGATCTGTTTCGCGTCGAACGCCACCGGGTGGGACGTCGACACCCAGGCCCTGGTGCCCGGCGGGCAGGTCGACCGGCTCATCACCCCCATCACCGACCATCTACCGCGCGGGTCGTGGACCGTCGCCAGGCAACCCCTCGCCGGGGCGATCAACGTCTACCTGTCGAACCGGGAACGGTACCTGGCTGGATCCCGGCGCTTCGACCGGTTCGGGGTGTCCTACGCGCACGGGATCGCCGACAAGGGGTACCGGCGCGGGGAGACATCCCGCAACCGCCGCTTCGACTGGATCACTGTGCCGGGTCCGGCCCACGCTCGAGGCCTGCGCGCCGACCGGGTCCCTCCCGCGCGGATCATCACCGTCGGGTACCCGAAGCTGGACCCGCTGTTCGACGCCCCGCGGGTCCCCAGGGCGAAGGACGGGCCGCTGCGGGTCCTCTATGCCCCCACCCACGGCGGAGGGTCCGAGCGGCACGTCAACGGCAACCCGCGGGCCCCTGGCGCAGGCGCGACCTCCTGGTGGCACCGGGACGAGATCCTCGCCCTGCTGGATGTCGACGGCATCGAGGTCACGCTGGCGCCGCATCCACGACACCACCCGCAGCGCCGGGCGACGTTCAGCGAGTACCTGTCGGCGGACGTCGCCGTCGTCGACGGCGGGTCGACGATCTACGAGGCGCTGGCGCTGGGCATCCCCGTGGTGCTCACCACGTGGCTGACCGCCCACCGCAACCTCACCCGGATGGGCGGGCAGCTGATCGAGGCCCGGGTGTACCGGGACCGGATCGGCTACCACGTCGACCGGCCCGAGGACCTCGTCGAGGCCGTCGCGAAGGCCGCCGTCGGCGGGGTCAAGCCCAAGGACCGGGCGCTCATCGACGACGTGCTGCCGCCGAAGCTGCGCGGCCGATCGGGGCAGCGGTTCGCCGAGTGGCTGCTGTCCCTGGAGGCGCGGTGACCGCCATGGTCCGGATCCGGCGATACCTGGTGATCGGACCCCACGCGGTCCTCGGCCGCCGAACCGGCGAGGACGTGTACCTCGCCGATCCGGCTCAGGCCGAGCGGCTGCTCCGCGCCGGGCACCTGGAACCCCTCGCGGCGCGCCGCATCAGTGTGTCTGTTCCCGACGAGCACACGACCGAGTGCAGAACCGGCCCCGACCGCGCCTCACCGCAGCTGGAATAGCGAGGAACGTGCGCCCGCACTGTTCGCAGGACCGCTCAACGGCTCGCGTCCGACCATGGTTCAGCGCGATGGTCGGCTCGCCACCCTCGATAAGTTCCGAGTCGCGCGATCTCCTCCGGTGAGCATTGCAGGGGTTGCAGCTCGGTACGAGATTGTCAGGTTCGTCGTTCGTCGGATCCCAATCGAGGTGATCCGCTATCAGCGCGTCCGCGGCGTACTGGTCCCCTATCGCCCACCGGACCGGCCTACCGCACCAATGACACGGGTGATGACCTGGGCCGATCGTCTCCCAGAGCACCAGCCGAGCTACTGCGACCTGTCCGCTCGGAGGTGCTATCGGATGGCCTCGCACTGTCCGCATCCGGTATGGGACCCCGTCCTTTCGGGGGCAGCGTTTGCTCTGCCAGTAGCACTCACGAGAACAGAAGGGCCGACCTCTCTGGGTGGGCGTGAACGTCTCTCGACAGTTCCTGCACTGGATCGGCTCCACGCCACCAACAGTACATGAGGAGGGCTCTTAGCCATGGGTAAAGTGGTGCTTCGGAACTGTTTCATCGAGGTCGACGGGGTGAACTTCTCGAGCCACGTCTCCTCGGTCACGGTCAATCTGTCGAAGGACGAGATCGACACCACAAACTTCGGCGGTGACGGCCGGGAACGCGCGCACGGCCTCAAGGACGACAGCTTCGAGCTGAACTTCCAGCAGGACTTCGACGCGGCGTCGGTCGACGCCACCCTCTACCCGCTGTGGGCCGACGAGGACGAGTTCGAGGTCGTCGTCCGCCCGACCTCGGCAGCGGTGTCGGCGACGAACCCCGAGTACTCCGGCACGTGCATCCTGCTGGAGTACCAGCCGCTGGCCGGGTCCGTCGGGGAGCTGTCGGAGACGTCGGTGACGTTCCCCGCGCAGCGCAGCGGCATCGTGAGGGCCACCACGGAGTCCTGATGGCCACGCACCGCCGCCGGAGCAGCCCCAGCCCATCCAGGGCTGGGGCTGGGGAAACCCTCGCGGTCGATGTCGGTGTGGGCCCGGAGATCAAGCGCGTCGCCGACGAACTCCGGGCCATCGACAAGAAACTGCCGACGAAGTTCCGGGCGCAGATGCGCAAGACCGCCGCGGCCGGGGTCAGGAGGGCAAAGACCGAGGCACGGTCAATGCCCGTGGCCGGCGTGCGGGGCGGCACGAGGAGCGCCCCGCACAAGCCGAAACAGCTACGGCGCATGGTCGCCAGGGGTGTCCGAGTCCGGGCATCATCCGGCGGCCGTTACGGCGTGGGACTGCGGATCGTCACCTCCATGCCCCTGCCGTCCCAGGCCATGCTTCCCCGCGGGCTGGACTCCTCAGACCCGGGTCATCCCAGCCGGAAGGGCTGGCGGCATCCGCTGTTCGGCGACACCGAGACGTGGGTCGACCAGCCGGGCGGTTCGTGGTTCCGGGCGCCGATCGCCGAGGAGCACGGGCCGATGGGCAAGGCCCTGATGGACCTGCTTGAGGCTGCCGCGGCCCAGGTCGCCGCGGCTGGCGTCGGGCCGGGCGCCGACTGAGACGCGGGGCCGGTCGGGAGCGTGGGTCCCCGGCTGGCCCCGCCCAACACCAGACCCACAACGACCCACGACAGGAGTGACCCACGATGACGCTGCTCACCCGCGACGAGATCCTGGCCGCCGACGACCTCACGACCGAGGACCACGAGGTCCCCGAGTGGGGTGGGACCGTGCGGATCCGGATGCTGACCGGCACCGAACGCGACGCGTTCGAGGCCTCCGTGACCCAGCAACGCGGCAAGTCCGTGCAGGCCAACCTGACCAACGTCCGTGCCCGGCTGGTGTCCCTGTGCATCATCGACGCCACCGGACGGCGCATGTTCTCCCGCGAGGACATCCCCGCGCTGGGCCGGAAGTCCGCCGCCGCCCTCGACCGCGTCTTCGACGCCTGCCGTCGGCTCAACCGCATCGGCGACGAGGACGTCGAGGAGCTCACCGAGGGTTTTCCCGGGACGGCGGCAACGGATGGCGAGCCTTCCTCCACCGACTAGCGCTGTCCCTCGGCTGCACCGTCACCGAACTGCTCGCCCGCACCACCTCGGCCGAACTCACCGAGTGGAAGGCCTACGAGCAGGCGTTCGGGCCCCTCGGTCCGCAGTGGCGTGACGAGGCCCTGGCCGGGATCCACGAGGAGCTGCAGCGGATCGCCTACACCCTCGAGATGGTCAACGTGAAGCCCATCGACCGGTCGAAGGTCCCCGAACCGGTCCGCTACCCGCGTCCGCACGAAGCACACCAGCAGCAGGTCGGAGCCGCTGACGTCGGGGGGTGATCGGTCATCGCCACGGTCACCTCCCTCGGGTTCAGCATCTTCACCCGGTACAACCCGAAGGGCACCAAGCAGGCGGTCAAGGACGTCGAGGGCGTCGCGAACAAGTTCAAGACCGCCGGGGACAAGATCGGCGCGACCGGGCGGTCGCTCACCATGGGGGTGACCACCCCGATCGCCGGTATCGGCGTCATGTCCCTCAAGGTCGCCGGCGACTTCGAGGCCTCCATGAACCGGGTCAAGGCGATCTCGGGGGCCACCGGCGAGGAGTTCACCGGCCTGCGGGACCTCGCGAAGGACATGGGCGCGAAGACCCAGTACTCCGCGTCACAGGCCGCCGAGGCCATGGGGTTCCTGGCCATGTCCGGCTTCAAGGTCAAGGACATCACCGAGGCCCTGCCCGGGGTCCTGAGTCTGGCCGCTGCCGGGCAACTGGAGCTTGCCGAGGCCGCGGACCTCGCCAGCAACATCCTGTCCGGCTACGGGCTCAAGGCCAAGGACCTGGGCCGCATCAACGACATCCTCGCGAAGACGTTCACCTCGACGAACACCGACCTGCGGATGCTCGGCGACTCCTTCAAGTACGCCGGCCCCGTCGCGTCCTCGGCCGGGCTGCAGTTCGAGGAGATCTCCGCCGCCATCGGCCTCATGGGCAACGCCGGGATCCAGGGCGAGATGGCTGGCACCGCGCTGCGCGGGGCGATCTCCCGGCTGCTCAAGCCCACCGATGCGGTGTCGTCGGCGCTGGACCGTCTCGGTGTCGAGGTCGTCGACTCCCACGGCCAGATGCTGCCGATGGTCGACATCGTCCGGCAGCTGGAGAAGGCCGGCGCGACCACCGCCGACATGATGGCGATCTTCGGGCTTGAGGCTGGCCCTGCGATGCAGGCGCTGGTGTCCCAGGGCTCCGGTGCCCTGGCCAACCTCACCCGCGAGCTGGAGAACTCCGGCGGGACCGCCGCCAAGATCGCGAAAACCCAGATGGAAGGGCTCAACGGCTCGGTCGACGAGCTGTCGTCTGCGTTCGAGGGCCTCATGATCGCCGTCGGGGATGCGGGGATCCTCGACTTCGCGACCGACTTGGTGAAGCGGGTCACCGCGCTCACTTCCGCGGCTGGGCAGGCCGACCCGGCGCTGCTGCGTACTGGTATCGCCGTGGCCGCGGTCGCCGCTGCAGTAGGCCCAGTGCTGGTCGCGCTCGGTCTGACAGCGAACGCCATCGGGCAGGTCGTCAGCGGGTTCGAGGCCACGGGCAAGGCCGTGAAGTGGGTGTCGACCCCGTTGACCAAACAGGTCGCGGCGTGGCGGGCGCAGGCCGCTGCGGTGAACACCTCCACCGCAGCGATGATCGTCCACAACACGTGGTCGAAGATCGTCCGGGTTTCGGCGATCGCGTGGACTGCCGCGCAGGCAGCGCTGAACTGGGCGCTCAAGGACAACCCGATCGGCGTCGTCATCACCGTTCTCGCGTTGCTCGTGGGCGCGATCATCCTGGCTTACCGAAACTCGGAGACCTTCCGGAAGATCGTCCAGGCCGCGTGGGCCGGGATCCAGGCCGCAGCGAAGTGGGCGTGGACGAAGGTCCTTCAGCCCGCCTTCCGGGGAATCACGAAGGCGATCACGGACTGGGTGGTGCCGGCGTTCCAGTGGCTGTGGTCCCGCGCGAAGACGGTGTGGGCCGGGGTCAGCAACGCGGTGAAGGTCTCGTGGGCGTTCCTGTCGCCGATCTTCGCCGCGCTGCGGCGCATCGTCGGCACCGTCCTCGCCGTCGCGTTCCGGCTGTTCTCCAACACGGTGAAGATCGCGTGGATCGCCATCCAGGTCGCCTTCAAGATCGGGTGGGCCTACATCTCGACCGTCTTCAACCTGTGGAAGACGGTCATCACGAAGGTCGTCGCCCCGGCTGTGACGTGGCTGTGGCGCAACATCGTGGCCCCGGCGTGGAAGGGCATGCGGGTCGCGATCTCCGCCGCGTGGACGATCATCCGCGCCGTGTTCTACGCCGTCCGTTCGGTGTTGACCACTGTCCTCGGCCCGGCGTTCCGCGTCGCCCGAACCGTCATCACCACGGCGTGGAACGGCGTCAAGACCGTGATCACCACGGTGTGGAGCACGTGGGTGAAGCCGTCGTTCGACCGGCTCAAGTCCGCCGTCGGCAAGGTCAGGGACGCGTTCAAGGTCGCCGTCGACGGCATCAAGACCCACTGGGACCGGATCAAGGACATCTCGAAGAAGCCGGTGAACTTCGTCATCGGCATCTACAACCGGGGCATCGTCGACCTGGTCAACCGGGTCGCCAAGTTCGCCGGGATCTCCACCCGCCTGGACCGGATCCCGGCGCTGGCCCGCGGCGGTGTCCTGCCCGGGTACGCCCCCGGCCGCGACACGATGCTCGCCGCGGTCTCCCCCGGGGAATCCATCTTCCGTCCCGAGTTCACCCGGGCCGTCGGCGCCGGGTGGGTCCGGGCCGTCAACGACATCGCCCGCCGCCGGGGCGTGGCCGGGGTCAGGGACTGGCTGCGCGGCCCCGACCGGCTCGCCGGCGAAGGCATGGGCTTCGCCGGCGGCGGTGTCGTGCCGTTCGCCGGCCGGTTCGGTGTCGGCGGGATCATCGGGAAGTTCGTCAAGGGCGTGAAGGACTTCACCATCGGCAACGTCGGTGACGCCGCCGAGAAGGTCCTCGACAGGATCATCGGCACCGTCCCTGGGCAGGGCACCTTCCGGGACGTCGTCGCCGCCATCCCACCGTGGATCAAGGGCAAGGTCCTGGGCTGGATCAAGGGCACCGTCGATGACGCCTCCGGCGGACCGGACGTGCGCCGGGCCATGACCTGGGCCAAGACCCAGGTCGGCCGGCCGTACGTGTGGGGCGGTGTCGGGCCCGGCGGGTACGACTGCTCGGGCATCACCGGCGCGGTGACCAACGTGCTGCAGGGCCTCGACCCGCACCGGCGGCGGTTCACCACGAAGTCCTTCGCCGGCGACACCGCGCCGCCCGGGTTCGTGAGAGGCCTGCGCTCGGCGTGGATGGTCGGGGTCACCCACCGAGGCGTCGGGCACATGGGCGGCACCCTCGCCGGGGTCCCCATCGAGTCCTCCGGGTCCGCAGGGGTCCGGGTAGGCGGCGGCGCCCGCGGCGCGAACCACCCGATGTTCACCGACCGGTACGGGCTGCGCCGCGACGACGGCGGCCGGGTGCCGCCGGGGCTGTCCCTGGTCCGCAACGGCACCGGCCGCGACGAGTGGATGTTCACCGAGGCCCAGCTGCGGGAGCTGCTCGACGGCCGAGGCACCCAGGTGACGTACAACATCTACCCGCAGCGGGCGGACCTGAACGCCGAGGACCTGCGGGCCATCACCCGACGGCAGGAGATCATGGCGAGAGCGGGGAGGCCCGGGTAAATGCCGATCCTGCTCACCCCGGTCGTCACCCCACCGGTCATCCCAGACCCGCCGAGGTTCCCCGCCCCCCAAGCGTCCTGGACGGCACCGGACGGCACGCTGTGGCCGCTGACGCACCCCACGATCGGGTGGAAGACGCTGCGGGACGTCGCCGGGATCGACGCCCCTCCGGTGGAGCTCACCACCGACGCGCACCCGCGTGGCGGGTCCAGGGTCCGTCACGTCCAGCCGCAGTCGAGGGTCATCACCTGGCCGCTGTACGTGCGCGGAGCGACCGCCACCGAGCTGGACGAGAGGTGGCGGGCACTGGCGGACGCCATCTGCTCCGCCGACGTGGTGAACGGCCCCGGGTGGCTGCAGATCGAACGACCGGGATCCGGGCCGAGGCGGATCGCCTGCCACTATCAGGACGGGTTCGACGACACCCTCCAGCTGCCCGGGAAGCGCCTCGCGGTGCTCACCCTGTACTGCGAGGACCCCTACTGGCAGGCCGTCGATGCCACGACGATCACCCGCCGTTACGCCGAACCGGTCGAGGAGTACGAGTCCCGGGACTACCTGTCCCCATACCGCAACGTGGTGTCCTCGCAGGTTCTCGGCGCGACCAGCCTGCACAACCCAGGCGGGATCGTCGCCTGGCCCGAGTGGGTCATCACAGGGCCCGCCAGCGAGATCACCGCGACCCTGGTCTCGACCGGGGAGTCGTGGACCCTCGACCCGTCCGCGGTCACGGGCGTCTTCGGCCCCGGTGACGAGCTGCGGATCTCCACCGACCCGCCCAGGGTCCGCTACCACCCCGCTGTCGGCGCGGTCGAGAACTGGGTCGGTGCCCTGAACTGGCCGACCGCGGTGCTGTGGGGCCTGCCCCCAGGCAGCAGCGACGTCGAGTTCACCGTCTCCGACGCCGACAGCGACACGACGATCACCCTGACGTTCCATCCCCGGTTCCGGACCAGCTGACCATGCCGATCACCGTGCTGATCGGGGACCTCGACCTGCAGGTCGTCGCCGACCCCCTCGACGCGTGGACGTCCCTGGACGTCACCCTCCGGTTCAACGAGGTGTCCTCCGGCACGATCACGATTCCGGCCCGCCCGGAGGTCATGGCCGAACTCGTCGCCGGGCGCCGGATCACCGTCATCCGCGACGGGCAGATCCTCATCGCCGGGCCCATCGAGGCACCCCTCGCGGCGTTCCAGTGGGGCCTGCCCGGCGGAGAGGGCGGCGGGGAAGACGCCGGCCCGGGAGTCGTCACGGCAGCGTTCGCCGACGACCTCGCATTCGCCGCCGGCCGACTGGTGTACCCGAACCCCGCGCAGGCCGCCGGGTCACAGACCTCCTCGCACTACGAAGCCGCCGGCGCGGCCGGAACGGTGATGCTCGGCCTGGCCAACCTCAACGCTGGCCCCGGTGCGCTGGAGGCCCGCCAGATCCCGCACCTGGTGATGGGCGACGGCACCGGGGTCGGTACGTCGGTGTCGGTCCGGTCCCGGTTCGCGCCGCTGCTCGACGAACTCCGCTCCGCTGCAGTAAACGGCGGTGGCCTCGGGTTCCGGATCCGCCAGGACGGCACCGACCTGGTGTTCGAGGTGTACCAGCCCGTTGACCGCACCGGCACGGCCCGGTTCTCCCGCGGGCTGGGTAACCTCCGCGCGGTCACCGTGGAACAGTCGGCACCGGAGATCACCCACGCGATCGTCGGGGGCCAGGGCGAGGACGAGGCACGGGAGATCGTCGAACGGGCATCCACCTTCGCCGCCGCGAAATGGTGGCGCATCGAGCAGTGGGTGGACTCCCGCAACGAGGACACCACCGCCGGGCTGGAGCAGTCCGGCGACGAGGCGCTCGCCGAGTCCGCGGAACAGGTGCGGCTCGCCGCGGTCACCGTCGACACCCCCGACCTCGCGTTCGGGACGGACTTCGACCTCGGGGACATCGTCACCGTCTCCCCGATGCCCGGCATCGAGATCGCCGACACCGTCCGTCAAGCCCAGATCACCGCGACTCCAGGCGCCGGGGAGCACGTGACGGTCCTGGTCGGGTCCCAGGAGGCCACCAGCGACGCGGTGTGGGTCAGCAGGGTCAAGCGGATCCAGCGGCGGCTCAGCCGCCTGGAGACCGGCACCGACGTGGCATGAGGAGGACGTGATGGCTCAAACGTCGTGGCCGGACCCGGCAGACGGCCGCGAGATCGACGAGATCGACTACGAGGCGCTGGAGGGCCTCCCCGGTGATGACGGGGTCATCGGGGACCCGACCGGTGCGGCCCCGGTCTACGCCGACGGGTCAGGGATGCAGGTGTTCGTGCGCGCCGGGCAGACCGGCCGGATCCGCGGCTTCGGATGGGCGGCCGGGGACGAGGACGTGCCGCTGGCGATCGCCGCCAACTCCTCGGGGTCCACCCGCCTGGACCGGGTCGTGCTCCGCCTGGACCGCTCCACGTGGCAGGTGCGGGCCGTGATCCTGCAGGGCACCCCCGGGGCCGGGGCGACCGTGCTCACCCAGGACGAGGGCTCGACCGGGGTGTGGGAGGAACTGCTCGCCACGGTCACCGTGGCCTCCGGTGCCTCGGCCATCACCGCCGGGAACGTCTCGGCTCGCCTGCGGTACCTCGGAGCGAGGCCGTCCCTGGTCCGCGCCGGGACCACCGTCCCGACCCCCTACAAGGGGGAGATGGCCTGGTCCGCGGACGGCACGGTGAAGGTGTGGGACGGGACCAAGTGGCGCACGGTCTACGAGGACACCGGCGACGTCCTGGCCAACGCGACCCTTTCCGGCTGGACGAACGAGACGAACACGATCATCCGGCGCCGGTCCGGTGTGGTGGTCCTTCGCGCCGGGACTTGGCTGCGGTCCGGGACCTCGGTCGGCCCGAACGTCGACGTCCGGCTGCCGATCACCATTCCGACGACGTACCGGCCCGCGACCCGCGCGGCCCGTGGCCTCGCGTGGATCACCGGCGGGTCTGTGGCGCGCGTCACCGTCTACCAGGACAGCGACGCGAAGGCTGGGCAGGTGTGGATCCTCTCCCACACCGGCATCGGCACGAAGGAGACCGTGTACGGCACGAACATCACCTGGGCGGTGTAGTCATGGCCGATCACCACTACGGGACGTCCACCGACCCGGCCCACTTCGTCGAGCTGATCACCGTCCCGGTGGAGACCACCGACGACGAGGTCGTCCGGGTCGCGCCTCGGCCGGCCGCCGGGACCGTGCTGCTGGCGAGGAACGCCGCGACCCTGGCCGACCTCGCGTCGATCACCCTGGACGAGAACGGGTACTGGTCGGCGATCTACGAGGACGTCCCGGCGATCCTGGTGTCCGGGGACGCCGGAGCGACGTGGATCGGCCCGCTGTACTCCGCAGAGGCGCAGGCTGCCGCGATGACATCTGGCGTCAACGCCCAGCAGGCGCTGACGAACTCGGCGTCCGCGATCACCACGGCGCAGCAGGCCCTGGCCATCGCCCAGGCCGGCGGTGGCGGTGGCGGTGGCGGTGGCGGCTCTCTGGAGTTGATCCGCGAGACCAGCGCCGGGGTGTACCCGGCACCGGTGTCCACGGTCACGCGGATCTTCATCGGGTCCGTGCGCCCGACCAGTGGGCAGGGCCGCCGCACCGGAGATTTCTGGTGGAACACGGTGCTCACGCCATGAGTCGCGTGCTGCCGTGGGTGTACGCCGGGGGCGAGTGGCGGCGCCGTGGCCTCGACGACCTCCCGGACTGGGTCCCTCCGCCGCCGGTGGTCGCACTCAACCCGGAGCTGCCGTTCGAGCTTGAGCCGCTCCGGCCGGCCATGCGGCAGTCCACGCGCAAGGTCCTGCCGCACTACTTCGTGTCGTTCGAGCTGGGCGGAGACGGCGGCGCGAACGATCCAGCGTGGTACACGAACCGGATGCCCGGTGGTCCGATCCGGGAGGCCGACGGGGACTGGCTGCTGCGTGACCGGCCCTACGACCCGTGGTCGGCGGAACGTCCTCGGGCCAACCTCGGCGGGGTGTCGTGGCGGATCCTCGACCGTGCCTGGCAGGTCCAGCAGGCCATGGCGTCGGGGTTCGACGGGATGTTCCCCGACTGGCTGAACCTCAACGACGGCGTGGGCGACAACCGCACCGGGCAGGTTCGGCAACTCCTCGACGCTGTGACCCACCTCGGGGTGCAGGACCGGTTCCGGATCGCGCTGATGATCGATGGAAACACGTCGATCTCCCAGGCGGCGAACCTGACGGGGTTGATCGCGAAAACCGTGGAGTTCAGCATCCACCCGGCGGTGTGGCGCCTCGACGACGGCCGGCTGCTGGTCGCGGTCTACATGCCTGAGGGTGCCGCCGTCTCCACCCACCAGGGGACCCCCGAGGAGGTCCTCGCGCACTGGACCGCCTACCGGGACGGCTGCGCTGCGGCCGGGGTGCAGGTCGCGCTGTGGTTCTGCTACCAGCGCGGCCCCTGGTACGGCAACGCCACCGGCCAGGGCCTCGCGCAGACGTTGGACCCGATCGCCTACGCGCACGGCCGGTGGGGCTCCCGGAAC